ACGGTCTTTTACTTTCTATGGAAGTAAATCCCAATCACGCCTTTAAATTACTTGACGACAGCAACCACAGTAAATTTCCATTTACTAAGGTTGAGGGCAAAGTTATAAAAGGCCCCAATTACCAAAAACCTGATTATTCAAAACTATGAGAGATCAAAGTTATAGCGAGATTGTTTCTCGTGTTCCTTCCGAAGCTTGGGCAGGTGTATCTGCAGAAGTTATTGATGAAGACGGACAAGATTCAAAAATTGTGTTTTCTTGGGATGAAGAAGATCCTAATCTGAAGCCTCTTTCTGAATTAAGCCAAGAACAATTCGATAATTTTATACTCGATGCTCTTGATCAAAGTTTTGAACGCCACCCTATTGAATTTGACAATGAAACAACAACTGAATCCAGCAATCGCAATGACGGGCCGAGTGGAGAGCTGGTTGGAGAACCCGACTCGTAGGTATCCCGTATCCTGCACCGTGTTTGTGGTGTCTGACACCATGGATGAGGACAAGGATGGCCTAGAAGGTTCTTGGCAGTTTGTCAGTAAGGCCCTTAGGTACGGTGCAGGAGTTGCTGTACACCTCAGTAAGCTGCGTCCTCGTGGTGTTGAGAACAAACACGGCATGATTGCTTCAGGCCCTTGTGGGTTTATGGAGATTTACTCCAAGTTCAACGAAATCCTTCGTCGCGGCGGAACTTACCGCAACGGTGCCATAGTGGCGCACCTAGACGCGGATCACAAAGACATTGTTGAGTTTATTAACTACGACCGCAGCCGTATCCCTTGGATTAAACGTTGCGTCAATGTTGATGCTGACATTGTTAATTACCCAGACACACTAAGTGCCATCATGAAAGGCGCTAGTCGTGGTGATGTTTGGATTGTTAAGAAGCAATACAACAAAAAGGGTGAACGTATTTACTCAAACGTGTGCCAAGAGATTCTTTTAAAGAGTCGAGATACTTGTTTGTTGTCTCACATTAACCTCGGTCTTACCACCATTGAAGAGCTTCCAAAAGCTTTTGAAGATGGCATGAAGTTTCTTTGTGAACTACACAAGAACAGTGGTGTAGACGAATCTGACATTTACAAAAAAGAGGAGAATCAAATTGGTCTTGGCGTCCTTGGTCTTGCTAACTTCCTTGCCATTGAAGGAATCAAGTATTCGGAATTCGTTGCCGCTCTACGCGACAGGAACTCGGGTGTTGGTAAGACCAATACAAAAGCCGGAGAGGCCGCTCTTGCCCTCTACAACGGCTTCATGGCAGCTACTAAGGTAGCCGCTGATTACAACATGGACAGGGCCTTCACAGTGGCTCCTACGGCCTCCTGTGCGTACCGTTACCTAGACCGTGAAGGGTTTACTACAGCCCCCGAAATTGCACCACCAATTAGTCGCGATGTAGATCGTGATAGTGCAACTCTTGGAGTTCAAAGTTATTCGTTCCATCCTAAATGTGAAACTGCAGAACAGGTTGGTTGGGATACATTTTTTGAACTTAATAGTGAGTGGCAACGTTTAATGGATTCCACTGGAATGGGTCACGCAATTTCTATGAATTGGTGGTCAGATTTGGTCTCCATGGATAGAAAATTTATGGCACGATGGTTGAACTCCCCTCTGAAGAGTCTTTATTATTCTCTTCAGGTAATGGAAAACACTCAAGACAAGTCAAACGTTAACGCTGGTCTGGATTCTTCGGAATTTGATCAGAGTGAATTTGACGTGCTCTTTGGTGCTGATAACGAACCCTCAATGTGTACCTCCTGCTCAGAATGAATAAGTATCAGGCGCTCCTTTCCAAAAAACGTGTGTGGACTCCCGTTAAACCCGAACGTTTTACCTTGCCTGATGAAGCTCGTGAGGCGGTAGGTCGTTGCCTATCGCTTCGCTTTCTTGAGCTTCCTGTAGGTGAATTTATTCGTGACGCTGGTAAAGGTGATCTTCCTCAACTTGAAGGCGTTAAAGAATTGTTATTGTCAAACATTGTTGATGAAGAGCGGCACGATCTTGCTCTGAATTACATTGCTGAAGTTTCTGGCATTTCTGCTGACTACGAAACAGAAGCTCATCGCATTGTTAAAGCTTGGATTGAACGTCCAGAACATCCTGTTTTAAAAGCTCTTGTTCTTGAGCGTTCTGTTTTTTTTGTTATCTTGCCGTTGTTTAGGTTTCTTGGTGGACCTGGATTGCGCACCACCTCAGCCGATGTGTCTCGGGATGAGACCGTTCACGTTGCCGCTAACAGTGCTGTTTGCAGAGATCTTGGTTTGCAAGTTACTCCTGAACTGGACAAGCTTCGCAAAGCCACAGTTTCTTGGATGACCCAAGGTTTAATTAACAAGTCAAATGAAAAATGGTATGACCGCAATTTTTGGATGGATCAATCTGATTCTCTTCTATACACTGGTAAAGCAGAAGGACTGATTGAAACCAAAAGAGCCCGTATGCCTGCTTTCTTTGAGATGTCAAACTCTGATCTACCTAGCTACGCGTAAACATCATGGCTTTTGAATGGACAACAACTTTAGAAGACAAATTATTTGAAGATTGGTGGAACAGTACTTATGTAATAGATGTACGAAATCAACAACAAGCATTTGGTAACAGTATTAAATCAAAACAACAAGATATAGAAAATAGTATTTATTTTAATACGTCTCCACAAGTTAAAAACGAAGCTAGAACTGGAGGTGGAAAAGGCGGACCTACTTGGTCTAATTATTTAAATAGTTATCTTCAAACTCAAGTTCAAGAAGCTCAAAAACAAGCAGAAATTGAAAGAGTTGCACAACAAGAACTTATATCTAAAGCAGAACAAGATTATGCAGCTGCTTCTAAACAAGCAGAAACGTCTCAATTACAAGCTAAAAAAATATCAGCAGTTGCCGATTATCAAGGGCAACAAATTATTGAACAAGCACGAAAAGCAAGTGCTTTAGCTTTGCAATCTCAAGCACAACCAGTACAGCAAAAGAAAAGAACACAAATTGGTCAGCCTGGTATTTCTCGTACTCGTTTAAGTTCTGGTACTACTGTTGGTGGTTATGGTGGCACTAGTGCTGGAAATGTAAATCCAACTGGTTTAAATATATGAAACCTTTTATTGATCCAGATATTATTAAATACCTTGAAGAGGTATATCCAGATAAGTGTCCTGACCTTAGTATGGAAGAGAAACTTATTTGGTTTACTGCTGGTCAAGTATCAGTTGTGAGACACTTAAAGGATCAGTTTAATCTTCAAGAGGAGACTAAGTATGGCTAGTGGAGGAGATATTTTTAGCGCCATTGTTGGGTTAGCTTCTGCTGGTTTTGGTGCTTATTCAGGCTCTCAACAAGCATCAGCTCTTAAAGCTCAAGCAGCAGCTGCTCAAGCCGCAGCTGAACAAACACGTCAACAAACACTTCAACAAGCTGCAGCTCTTAAGTCTCAAGGAGAGCAGCAAGCAGCGGCTTATGCTTCTCAACTAGAACAAGCGCGTCAACAAACATCAGCTCTTCAATTTCAAGCTGAAACAGTTAAAAAAACAGCTGAATCTCAACTTGCTGGTCAACGTCAAGCTTCCGCTCTCAGTCTGCAACAACAACGTCTTGCATCTCAACTGCAAACTCAACAAAGCGCTGCAGCCCCTATAACTAGTAGAGTACGGCAACGTGTTGGAACACCTGCTGGACTGCGTACTGGTCTAGACATACAGTCTCCTTTTACTAGTAGTGGACTTTCAATGGGTGGTTCCGCTTCTTCTCTTGGTGGTTTGAATGTCTAATGCACAAGCTCGTTACTCTGCTTTAGAGCCAGAGAAGTCCATCTATATGGATCGGGCTATTGAATGTAGTAAATACACCCTGCCTACTCTAATTACAGAGAACGACCGCAGCACGGGTAAAAATCTATACACCAAAATTCCTACTACCTACCAAGGATTGGGAGCACGCGGTGTAAATAATTTGGCTAGCAAATTGCTTATCGCTTTGCTACCTCCTAATCAAGCCTTTTTTCGGTTGTCTGTTGACGACATGAAGCTTAAGCGGGAACTAGATAATTACAAAGAACTTCAATCTGAATTTGATCAACAACTCTCCTTGATGGAACGCGCAGTGATGCGTGACATTGAAGAGTCTGGAGATCGCACTGCGTTGTTTGAAGCCCTTAAGCACCTGATCATTGGTGGAAACGCTTTGCTTTACGTGTCTGAAAAAGGCACTAGGGTTTATCCGCTTAAATCGTTTGTACTAAACCGTGACCCAGAAGGAAACATTCTTGAAGTTGTCGTTAGAGAAGAGGTCAATCCTGACGTGCTTCCTGATGGCGCTGCTCCTAAAAATAGTAATGGTGGGTACGTAGACAAAACAGTTTTCTTGTATACCCACGTAACTTGGGATTACAAAGGAGATCGTTGTAACTGGTATCAAGAGGTTTATAACAAGCCTCTTGGTAAGAAGGGTTCTGTTCCAATTGATAAGAGTCCTTGGATACCCCTTCGTATGTTCCGTGTGGCCCATGAAGCCTACGGTCGTGGCTATTGCGAAGAGCTACTTGGAGACCTTAAGAGCCTTGAATACCTGTCTAAAGCCATTGTTGAAGGTTCAGCAGCGGCTGCCAAGATTATCTTCCTATGCAAGCCAAATGGCACAACACGTCCTGATGCACTTGCTAGGGCTGCCAATGGATCCATCGTTGCTGGTGATGTCAACGACGTGGCTGCTTTGCAGATGCAAAAGCAGGCTGATCTAACAGTTGCTCTAAATACCATTGCTCGTATTGAGCAGCGTCTTAGCTTTGCGTTTCTTCTTAACAGTGCTATTCAAGCTGGTACTCAAGGTCGGGACCGCGTTACAGCGGAAGAAATCAGAATGGTTGCACAGGAACTTGAATCAGGATTGGGTGGAGTTTATTCAATTTTGAGTATTGAATTGCAACTGCCTCTTGTTAACCGCAAAATGGCCCTTATGGAGCGTCAAGGGCGTCTTCCTAAACTTCCTAAGAACGTAGTCAAACCACAGATCACAACTGGTATTGACGCTCTTGGTCGCGGCAACGATAAGGTAAAACTGCTGCAGTTCCTTGAGACTCTTGCTAAGACTGTTGGTCCTGAAGCGATGAGCAAGTACGTCAACACTAGAGAGTTGATTACGCGTCTTGCAGCTTCTGATGGTCTTGATACCTACAAACTTATTAAATCTGATGAGGATCTTATGGGTGAAGAGCAACAGCAAGCTATGATGATGCAGCAACAAATGGCCTCGCAAGATCCTAATAACGATCCTGCTAAACAGGCCGCATTAGTCAAAGCTCAAAATGACACAGTCCGCGCAGCCCAAGAAACCACTGGAGCAGGAGCCCCAGGTGGAGCAGGAGAAGCCTTCTAAAAAGGCTGAACCTCGCAGCAAGATGGATGAACTGATTGAGCAGCTAAAGGTTGAGAAACCTGCTGTCTACGATCAGTACGTTGCTGCTGCTAAAGCCAAACGTCCGTTTGGATTTATCCAGATATGACCGTCCGTATCGGTTGATATTATGGAAATCATTGCAGATGGGGTAATTAGTAACCCCACAGGTCCATATAACGAACAGGATCTTCAGATTCTTGAAGGTGCCAATAGGAAACCAGAAGAAGAACTTATTGCTGGTAAGTTTCGTTCAGCAGATGATCTTCTTCAGGCTTATCAAGAACTTGAAAAGAAACTTGGTAGCAACGGTGGCTACAACAAAACTGAAGATACCGTTGATGAAACTGAAGATCAAACAAGTGGATTTGAACCGATTTCGCAAGAAGAGGAACAAACCATTGTTGACAGCATTGGTGGTGCTGATAACTTCTCAGCTGTTCAGCAGTGGGCTAACGAAAATCTTAACCAAGAAGAAATCGAAGCTTACAACCGTGAAGTAAATAGCGGTGACTATTACCGCGCTCGGAATGCCTTGCAATCCATGTACTTTGCGTATCAAGACCAAGCTGGATTTGAGCCTGAACTAATGGGTGGTCGTCTGTCTGGTAACAGCAGCGATGTCTTCCGTTCTACTGCTGAAGTTATGGCTGCTATGAATGATTCAAGGTATTTGAATGATTCTGCTTATACCCAAGATATTCAAGACAAACTTATTCGTAGTGACGTTTTAGGCCCTAGGGGTTAGTATTTCCTTAACGAACGTAAGTATTGTTGCCGCTGAGGCGATAACAACAGTGCGAAGCGAGCGTACGTAAACTCTTCTAAACACAAAACGATGCCTGACCTTAACGCGTCGCTTTCGCGGTTGGGTGGTATTAACGGCGTTCAATACAACGCTGGTTCTGCCTCCGGCAACTACGAAGCTGAAAACTCTAACTTCCTTAAAATCTTTTCTGGTGAAGTTCTGACGACCTTCAACCGTGAGACGATTTTCAAGGACCTGACCATGAAGCGCTCGATCTCTTCGGGCAAATCCGCTTCTTTCCCAATCACTGGTCGCTTCTCAAGCCGTTACCACCGTCCTGGTGACTTCATCACTGGCCAAGGTAACAAAGGCATGATTGGCGAAAAGATCATCACCATTGATGATTTGCTGATTGCTGATGCTTCGATCTACGATCTCGATGAAGCCAAACTTCATTGGGACGTTAGAAGCATCTACTCGACCGAATTGGGCCGTGCTTTGGCTCGTGCTTATGACCAACGTCTGGCACGTACCATCCTTGCTGCTACCGAATCTGACGGTCGCGTTAAGGATTGGGATTCCAAGCGTTTCCAACTGAACGGTGGTACTTACGTCTCTGTCAGCACCAACACCATTACGCTTTCTGCTAACTTCCAAACTGCCGAACTCGGTTTCTTTGCTGTTGGCGAAGTTATCTACGGTGAGAACTCTGGTAACTACGGCGTAATTACAACTGCTCCTACCAACGGTGCTGCTACTTTCGTCATCAACCCTATCGGTTCTATCGGTTCCGGTACTGGCGTTGGTTTCCAAGTTGGTGAGCGTCTGTTCGTTCTGAACTCGATGCCTGGTGGCACGTCTTTCACTGGTATTAACCTGGACGGTGCTGCTAGCCGTACCGCTCGTGGCAACCTGATCGTTGAAAATCTTTACAAGGCTTGCCAAGCTTTGGATGAAAAAGATGCTCCTAAGGAAGGCCGCGTTACCGTTCTAAGTCCTGGTGCTTATTACGATATCCTGTCTTCTGACCGTGCAATCAACACTGATTGGAACGGAGCTGACGGTCGTAACGGTACCCTTGCTGGTAACAGCGTTCTTAGCGTTGCTGGTTTCCGTCTGGTTACCTCTAACCACCTTGGTATCAACAGCTACACTGCTAACCAAACCTACGCAGGTTTGAGCAACCAGTCTGCTGTTACCCGTGGCGAGCGTCCTAACTACATCAACGGTAAGGACGGTTCTAACGGTTCTGCTGCTTCCGGTACTAACGATTATTACCAGGATGAGCAGGGTAACACCAGCTCCATCGCTAACTGCTTCGGCCTCTGCTTCACCAAAGAAGCTGTTGGTACCGTCTCTCTGAAGGACGTTTCGAT